AAAAACGATACGTTGAAGCGGCTGAAGAAAATACGACCTTTGTAGGTTCTGATGGTTTAACTAGAAAGTTTATTCCAGCTAAATTATCAGATAACCCTTTCTTAGCTGAGGACGGTAAGTATGAAACCATGCTTAAGTCGTTACCAGCTACGCAAAGAAAGCAACTACTTGAAGGTAATTGGGATGTAGCGGAAGGAGCAGCATTTACTGAGTTTGATGTAAGTCTGCACGTAATACCGCCATTTGAGATACCAGTTTGGTGGGAAAGAGTAAAAGCCATTGACTATGGTTACTCTTCAGAATCATGCTGTCTATGGGGAGTTGTTGACCCTGATGACAAAACACTACTAATTTATAGAGAATTGTATCAGAAAGGTTTAACAGGTGAAGCACTCGCGGACCGCATACACCAGATGGAAGAGAACGAAGTTCGGTCTATTCCCGGTATTTTAGATACCGCAGCTTGGGCTAAAACAGGTTATAGCGGTCCTACGATTGGTGAAATGTTAACAAGAGCAGGACATAAGTTAAGAAGAGCAGATAAAAATAGAGTTGCTGGTAAAGTATTGATACACGAGTATTTAAGAACTACAACGTCAGGTCGACCACGATTGCAGATTTTTAATAATTGTGTAAACTTAGTAAGAGAACTACAGAGTTTACCTTTGTCAAAAACCAATCCAGAAGATGTTGATACTCATGCTTCGGACCACGCATACGATGCGTTAAGGTACATGTTAATGAGTAGACCAAAACTTGATAATCCATTTGAAAGAATGGCAAGAATTAAAAGTTCACAAAGATTCGACCCAGCAGATTCGACTTTTGGATATTAAATAAATGGCAGAGGATAACAACACATTTTTAAACGCAGACTACATTTACGAAGATGTAGAAGGTGAGGCGGGAAAAAATTTAAATTTAATTCCAGACCAAAAAATAAATTTAGTCGGACTTATTCAAAGTCGTTTTTCAGTTGCAGAAGATGCAAGAGATTCCAATGAACGTAGATGGCTCGAAGCTTACGAAAACTACAGAGGACTCTACGGCAAAAGAGTAAAATTCAGAGAATCCGAAAAGTCTCGAATTTTTATTAAGATAACAAAAACAAAAGTCTTAGCGGCTTTTGGTCAATTAGTCGATGTACTATTTGGCACAGGAAAATTTCCTATTGGTATTAATGAAACAAAAATACCCGAAGGGGAAAAAGCAGATGCTCATTTAGACGTACAAAACCCACAGCCGGGTATTGAAATGTCTCAACCTGAAGTACAAGATAATATAGGAAATTTAATCGGTGGTCCATTTGATGTTGGTTATGAAGGAGACGGTAAGGTTCTTAAACCCGGAGCTACTTTTGGCGATGGCATGTTTGAAGAATCTGAGCAGTCTTTGGAAGATAAAGCTGAGCAACTGGGTATCCTCCGTGAAGGCACTTCGCCAGACCCACAAAAAATAGAAATATCTCCAGCCCAAAGAGCTGCGAGAAGAATGGAAAAATTAATCCATGACCAAATAGAAGAATCAAATGGTTCGGCTGAAATGAGAAGTGCGTTGCTTGAAGCAGCACTATTAGGAACAGGTATTGTTAAGGGTCCTTTCAATTACAACAAAACCCTTAACCAATGGTCAGTTAATGAAATGGGTGAAAGAGAATATTCACCTGTACAAGTTAGAGTACCTAGAATTGAATTTGTAAGTTGCTGGGACTTTTATCCAGACCCCGGTGCAACTAACATCGATGAATGTGAGTACATTGTTCATAGACACAGAATGAACACCTCACAATTAAGAGCATTAAGAAACATGCCTTACTTTGATGAAGTTGCCATTAGAGAAGCAATTCAAAATGGTCCTAACTATCATGAAAAAGATTTTGAAAGTCAAATCAAAGACGACTACGATACTGAGGAAGCATATTCCAATTCTTTCGAAGTAATTGAATACTGGGGTATCATGGATGCTCAGTATGCTAGAGAAGTAGGTATCGAGTTAGAAGAAGAGATTGATGATTTAGATGAAGTGCAGATTAATGCATGGATATGTGGTGATAAGTTATTGAGGGCAGTTATTAACCCATTCACACCTTACAGAATACCTTATCATGCATTCCCATACGAAAGAAATCCTTATAATTTCTTTGGTGTTGGAGTAGCTGAGAATATGAACGATTCACAGCAGATTATGAATGGTCATGCAAGAATGGCTATTGATAACCTTGCTTTGTCTGGTTCTTTGGTATTTGACATAGATGAATCAGCACTTGTTGCTGGTCAGAATATGGATATTTATCCCGGTAAAATCTTTAGAAGACAAGCTGGGATGCCGGGACAAGCCATTTATGGTTTAAAGTTCCCGAACACTGCACCTGAAAACATGATGATGTTTGACAGGTTCAGACAGTTAGCTGACGAGCAAACAGGTATACCTAGTTACTCACACGGTCAAACCGGAGTACAAAGTATGACAAGGACTGCTTCTGGTATGTCCATGTTGCTTGGAGCTGCTAGTCTAAATATTAAAACAGTTGTTAAGAACCTTGACGACTTTTTATTAAAGCCTTTAGGCGAAGCATACTTCCAGTGGAACATGCAATTCTTTGAAGGTGATTTAGACGTTAAGGGTGATTTAGAAGTTAAAGCAACTGGTACCAATAGCTTAATGCAGAAAGAAGTACGTAGTCAAAGATTGACAATGTTCTTACAAACTGCACAAAGTCCAGCTATCGCACCGTTTGTTAAGATTTCTAAGTTGGTTAGTGAACTTGCCTACAGCTTAGACTTAGACCCAGATGAAATTCTGAACGACCCTGAGGAAGCTGCAATGATGGCACAAATAATAGGTATGCAAAATGTTAGACAAGAAATTGGCGAAGAAGCTCAACTTGCTGGTGAACAACAAGGAGCTATGGGAGGCATTCAAGGAACACCTCAAGAACCAGCAGAACTTGGACCTACAGGCACTGGTGGTGGCAACATCGGAATTGGAAATGTACCGGTTGCAGGGGAAGATACGTTTAGTGGGACAGTTGGAGCAGCTACAGCAGCAGGTGCAGGAAGCCCTGAATAGAAAAGAGGAAAATTAAAATGGCAATTGAAAACAAAAGTAAAAATGAAAGGTTTGACGTAAATAAAAAATTTTTACTAGATTTTCATAACAACGTTTTATCTGAAAAAAAAGAAGGTAAAGAAGGGGAAAAAACTGTTACTATGAAAATAGTTTCTGTTGGAACTGCTAGCGACAAACACTATCTTTTACCAAGCTATGACCCAGAAACAGGAAAAGTAATAAAAGATAGAGAAGAATTAATTGGCAAATATATGCCTTTAATAAAATCAGGAAAAATAAAAAGTTATAACAGTCCAGAAGAAGCAGAAATAGATAGAAGCATTATATACCCTCAAATTGTAGGAACAAAAAATGGCAATTGAAAAAAGTATCGAAAGAGAAGAGAAAATTGACTTGGGAGTCGAAGACCAATCAAATGAAATTAAATTAAAAGTTGAAGAAGAACAAGAAGACTTAGGTGAAGGCGTACTTCAGGAAGATGGCTCTGTCATATTCGGAGCCATGACTGAAATTACTGAACTTGATACATCTTTTGAAAGCAATCTGGCTGAAGTCATTGATGAGATGGAACTGATGCTTATTGCTTCAGAAATAGAAGAGTATTTCGAAGAAGACCGTCAATCCCGTCAAGATTGGGAAAAAACCTATACCGATGGCCTGAAATACTTAGGCATGAAGTTTGATGACGAAAGAAGTGAGCCATTTGAAGGTGCTTCTGGTGTTATTCACCCCCTATTGTCTGAATCAGTAACGCAATTCCAAGCTCAAGCCTACAAAGAACTATTGCCAGCCAGTGGCCCAGTCAAAACTCAAATAGTCGGCGACAACGACATTGAAAAAGAAAAGCAAGCCCAAAGAGTCAAAGATTACATGAATTATGAAATCATGGTCAAGATGGAAGAGTATGACCCTGAGCTCGACCAACTCTTGTTTTACTTACCTCTATCAGGGTCAGCTTTTAAGAAAGTCTATTACGACCAAAACTTAGGACGAGCAGTTTCTAAGTTTGTGCCTTCCGAAGATTTATATGTTCCTTACGGTGCTACCGACATACTAAGCTCACCACGAGTAACTCATTTGGTGAAGATGCCAGAGAACGAAGTTAAAAAATTAATGTCGGTTGGTTTTTATCGTGATGTGCCTTTAATGCCCGGTTATGGCCAAGAGTCCGACATAGACGAAGAGATAGATGAACTATCAGGCATGAGAGGTCAAAATGAAATGGTTGAACTTTTAGAATGCCATTGCGATTTAGACATTCCCGGTTTTGAAGACACCAATGAAGATGGTGCGACTGGTATTAAATTGCCTTACATCGTTACCATTTGCAAAGACAATGGCCAAGTTTTATCCATTAGAAGAAATTTCAATCCAGATGACCCATTAAAGAAAAAGATAAATTATTTTGTGCATTATAAATTCCTACCCGGTTTAGGTTTTTATGGTTTTGGTTTAACGCACATGATTGGTGGTTTGTCCAAAGCATCAACTTCAATACTAAGACAATTGATAGATGCAGGCACACTAGCCAATTTACCTGCAGGGTTTAAAGCTAGAGGTGTTAGAGTCAGGGATGACGACACCCCATTGCAACCCGGCGAATTTAGAGATGTAGATGCTCCCGGTGGTTCTCTTAGAGACTCCCTTATCCCACTCCCATTCAAGGAGCCATCGGGGACTTTACTTTCCTTATTAGGATTGTTAGTTGATTCTGGTAAAAGGTTTGCGGCCATTGCCGATATGCAAGTTGGCGATGCCAACCAAGCCATGCCAGTCGGGACAACCATAGCTTTATTGGAAAAAGGCACCAAAGTTATGTCGGCCATACACAAAAGAATGCATTATGCTCAAAAAATTGAGTTTAAATTACTAGCCAAGATATTTGGTGAACAGTTACCAGAAATATACCCATACGAAGTAGCTGGTGCCGATAGAGCAGTCAAAAAGTCAGACTTTGATGACCGAGTTGACATCGTTCCAGTTTCAGACCCTAACATTTTTTCTATGTCGCAACGTATTATGTTGGCACAAGAAAGACTGCAATTGGTCAATAGCAATCCCAACGTCCATTCACAAGAAGGTATTTACGAAGCTTACCGAGATATGTATGCCTCTTTAGGTGTTGAGGACCCAGACCGTTATTTAAAACAACCAGAAGAACAAGTCCCAACCGACCCAGTAACAGAAAATGCCAACTTAATGATTAAAGGCATTGAACCAAAAGCATTTAAAGAACAAAATCACGATGCTCACATTCAAGTACACATGGCTTTTATGAGCACACCTTTGGTCCAACAAAATCCACAAGGTATGGGAATGTTACAAGCCCACATATTTGAGCACATGGTATTTAAAGCCGAACTAGAAATAGAAGCTCAACTAGCCAACCCAGAAATACAACAACAGTTGGCAGGATTGTCCGATGATGAATTTGCTTTACAGTATGATAATATGAAGGCTATGAACTTGGCTCAACAGATGGGGCAGTTTGCTCAATCATTACAACCACCTCAACAGCCTGACCCACTTGTACAACTAAGGCAACAAGAGTTAGAATTAAGAGCACAGGACATTCAACGTAAAGCTCAGAAAGACCAATTGGATGCACAAATCGACCAGCAAGAAAATCTGGACGATGCCCAGTTAGCTGAACAGCGACTACAACAGAATGCTGCAATCCAAGCTGAAAGGATTAGGCTTGCTCAAGAAAGGCTCGACCAAGCAGAGCGATTTAAATTATTTGATATACAAAGAGGTAAATAATGGCTAAAGATAAAGTGTCTAAAAAAATATCTTTATTACGCTCTGAGGGTAAACCTCAGAAACAAGCCGTTGCTATCGCTTTGGATATGCAAAGAAGAAAAAAATTAAACACAGGAGGAAATGTGGAAAATAAAAAATTCAAAAACGGCGTTGACATCAAAGGTCAAGGTATGGTCCCTTATGCTTCATCCGAAAAAATTAAGGTATCAGATAAACCAGAACCCGGTATGGGCAGTGGCGTAAGTCGAGCTAAAGGTATAGCAGAAAGAGGATTTAAGTTTAAAGGTATTTTTTAAGCTATGAACTACGAAGGCTACATTAATGCTGGTTTAACAGCTGAACAAGCTGAAGAACTTATGCGTATGGCAGAATTAGGTGCTTCTGCTGAAGAACTTGATAGAGTCTTCCAAAGATATCTTGCTTTCAATACTGGAACAGATACCAGTATTTTTACTGCTTCTTATTTAAGAGATTTATACCCGCAATTTACCGATGACCAAATAAATTCAATTTTAAACATGGTGTCTCAAGGAGCACCTTATGGAGCAGTTGAACAATACATCAATTCATTGGCTTTTGGCAATAACGAAGGCGGCGGCGGCACAGAAGGTGGCGGTGGCACTTCAGGTGGCACTTCAGGCGGAGGCACGGCAGTAGATTCAGACTTACAAGCCTTTTTACAATCATTTGTTGGTTCCTTTGCTGGCGGGATAACAGAAGAACAACAACAAAGAGCTGCAGAAATGCAGAAGTTTTATCAAGATTACTACAGAGCTTTAGCAGGCGAAGGAGTAACTGAAGTGTACAATCCAATGACTGGAGAAATGGTGCCAATAGAAGGCTCTGGTTTGTATGCTGAACAACAATACGGCACAGGCTTACCTTATTTTGGTTACCAAGCAGGTCCGGGAGGCTATGGGCAGGTTGGAGATATAGCAGGAATCGGGCAATTTTTTGCACCAACATTCACTGTTGACCCAACACAATTTTATGGGCAACAAACACCAGACCCAACTCCTCCTCCAGTACCAACACCAGCACCAACAATGCCGCCTATAACAGACCCGCCAGAGCCTATGCCAACACCTGAGCCTACACAAGCTCCAACTCCACCACCATACATTGAACCTACTCCAGAGCCAACTACTGCTCCTGAGCCAACCCCTGCACCTACACCTTCTCCCACACCGGGTCCTACACCTGAACCAGAGGGTTTTTATATGCCAGAGGGTGTAACTTATGCAGATTTAGATTTAGCAGACAGGCTACGTATAGCTAGAGATTTTGGCGGAGTATATTTTGATTTTGCAGGCAATCGTTATGAAATGAGTCCCGAAGATTACGATTACTACTTTAACTATGGGCAACCTATGCCAACTCCTGAACCTACTCCGGAACCAACACCAGCCCCAACACCAGCTCCTACACCTGCTCCAACTCCAGCACCTACGCCAGAGCCTACCCCGTTTCCTACAGCACCACCTCAACCACCTGAGGTAACTCCACCACCTATGTGTTTTGTGGCTGGTACCAAAGTTGATATGGCCGATGGCAGTCAGAAAAATATTGAAAACATCAAAGTTGGCGACAAGGTTAAAGCACAAGATAATCAAGAAGATGAAGTCTGTTATGTGCATGATATTCCAAAAGCACAAAGAAAATTATGGACCATTAACGATAGAATTACTGCTACCGAAGCCCACGCATTTTTAACAAAAGATGGGTGGAAGTCCAACAATCCAGAGCTATCACAACAAGGATACAAAGACTACGACATTGAGATTGGTAAATTAGAAGTTGGTGATAAGCTAATCACAGACGATGGCGTTGAAATAATTAGAAAGTTAGATGAATCAGAAGATTTGTTAAAAGTTTATAACTTTACTACAAACTCTACTCATACTTATTTAGTTGATGGCGTTGTTTCACACAACAAACTTCCTCCAATGCCACCACCACCACCGCCAACTCCAGAGCCAACCCCGGAGCCAACACCAGA